TAACTTAAATAAAAAAGCAGGCGACAATCAACCAGTGATGGTTGCACCTAATTCACCAAAAGCTCCAGAGGGAAAAAACTGGAAGATGAATGTGAATATTAATGGTGAGTGGTATGACTATTGTGCGTTTGATGGAACAGACATAGAAGGTAATCCAACAGGTGGATACACTGTGATCTTAACTAAAAAAGAAGCACAAGCAACAACAGGAGCAAATAAACAACCTGGATTTAAAGCTGGTGGATTTCAAAAGAAATCATTTGCCAACAATAAATCTTTTGGTAATAGACAATACTAATAATAGGTAATACTATTATTCATTCTATCCCTAGGGTTTCATCAGGCAGTCATGCCTACCCTTTCGTTGTCCCTAGGGGTAGAGTAAAACAACAAAAGGATATTATATATGATAAACAAATCAGACTTCATTGACATTGAAGAAAAGATACAGAAAAAAATTATAGAAGATCGCCACAAAGAGTATGGTGATTATGAGGAAAACTTTGCATTACTTGCTGAGTTATTTTCAATAGTATTATTTGATAAAGTAAAACAAGCATTAACACCTGAAGATGTGGGTCATCTAATGATGGCATTAAAACTATATAGATGCACTAAAAGATACAAAGCTGATAGCTATGATGATCTAGCAATCTATTGCAAGATGACTAAGCAGCTAAGACAAAAGAACTATATTGCCAAAAAGGATAAATAGTGGTAAAGTTTATACGTAATAAGAACTGTGAGTGTTCTTTTGTTTATACAGAAGAATTTGATAGTGCTGAAATTGCATCAGATCCAGCTGCCAAAGGTGTAGTGATTGATGTTAAGATTTCCAATATCAAAACAGTTTTTACAACTATTAAACAGAAGGATGATTTAGTTGGACAAACTAAAGATTCGTCTGCAAAAGATGAGAGATCTACAAGAGATGCGACATCGTAAAGCTCTTGAGTTCTTTCATAAGTATCAAAAGAATCTAAATGATTCTAAAAGATTGATATTTAAAATTGAGCAGACAAAAGAAAAGATAATGGCATAAGTCATTATTGATATAACAACGAAAGACAACGTGAAGTTGTTTACAACTGAAAGGGATAGCTATGACACCAAAAGAATTTAAACGTGAAATCAAATTAAGATATTCATTCAATAGTTTTGCAAACTTAGATCCAAGAGAAAAGAAAATCTATCGTGCAGGATTTAGAACTGGATATAAATTAGCAAGAGAATATTTTAGAAATAGTTTTAGGCATAGGAAAACAGTTGTTAAAGAAGTGGTTAAGTATGTAACCATCAATGATGTAGTGGTCCCTGAGAATGTAAAAGAAATACTTGCAATCGTTGCCAATCAATTAAACATAGATGTGAATGAGATCATTGCACAAACTAGAGTTCAGTCTGCTGTGATTGCACGATCCATATTAATAAATGTATTAAGAGATAAGTATGATATGCCATTTACAAAGATAGGTGTATTACTTGGTAATAGAGATCACACCACAATGATGCACCATGTTAAGATGAAAATTAACAAGCAGCATTTCTGGAAACCAGATAATATTATTTGGAATAGATATAAGTATGTGATGGATAATGTTAAAAATTAATCCTAACGAAATTTAATCCGAAAATCCTGACAATAAACTTTTATAAGCCTTCTTTGAAATTGTAGATTCAGATTTAGATCTTGATGTACCAGCTTTCTTACGCTGATTAATATTATAGTATAAACCCTTACGAGCTTTCTTTCCTTCTTTGGTTGTGTGATATTTAGATTCCATTATGATAGTAGCGACTTACCTTTCTTCTTAACACCTTTAATAGTTCCTTTATTCTCTGACGCATAGAATACAGCTTTACCTTTTTCTTTACCATATTCCTTTTGCATTGCTGCTAAAATCTTTTTACCTTTAACATTAAGTGGCATTACATTTCTACTTATTTATATTTCTGTTTGGTATTTATGTTTACACTTTTGTTTCTTTAAATACTCAATGTACATATTCATACGTTTATCATTTTCATTGTTATTGACAAGACTTTGTTTCTGTGCGGCTCTTACATTATTAAAGTAAATCTCGTAGCAACTATGCTCTAATGAATGACAGAAGTTTAATCGTTCAGCATTGATTACCCATCCTCCTTCATTGCTCATGTGTTCTTTGCCACAGATATGGCAGAAGCCACAGGATTTTAAAATTAATTTTTTCTTAGCCAAGACTAACTCTTCTTATGTCTTGCAGCGAAAGCTCTTGCTTCTTCTTTATTAGAAAATCCCCAGGCTTTAAGTGCTAGCTTCAAACGAGTTGGTTCACCTGACTTAGAAAGCAATGATCCTTTCATCCCACCAAACCTTGCAGCAAAAGAAACTCGTCTTGGATTAGTTCCAGATTTTACAGGAGCTTTTAAATTAGATCCTTCTTTTCTATTAAAATATTTTCTACCAGCTTCATTTAATCCACCACTAGGATTTTGATACATTTTTTTAACCATTATAATTTCTCTCTAAAAGGGTTGTAGTCGTCTTCATTTATCTTAACCACAAAGCTATTTTCATTTATTGTAGCACATCTACACTGTTTCAGTAAAGAACAGAATCCTGTATATAACCAAAAAATACATTTGACTTTTTTCATAAACTATACTCTACCCTGACCCACATATTTTTTATATGTCTTGTGTTTATTTACACGCTTAGTGTGTCTGCCTCTTCGTTTCTTTGGTGGCTTTCTTATATGTTTATTTTCTAAATGCTTTTTTGCCATTCTTCTTTTTTAATTTAATCTTAACATTAGATCCTTGCTGCGATAGCAATGTAGGTTTCTTTTTAGAATAAGCCTGAGCAAACATTGTAACTATATCATCACTCATTTTTTAAACATATCTATTGTCGGCTTTAATCCATATATTGCACCGAAGATACCAACGATTAACCATTGATACCAACTAGGGAATCTTCCAAAGTAATCAAAGAATAAATCTAATTTAGATTTGATATTAACATCATCGCTAATAATGGCATAAGATAATACAATGATTGGAATACATACTATAATTAAAACAAATTCATCTTTCCAGGATTTGTCTTGCTGATCATAAACATCTCTTTGGTATTCTATTTCACCACGAGCCATACGTTCATAGTATCTACGTTCAGCTTCAGATTCTAATAGTTCTGACTGTTTATGATTCTTATAAATCTCAGCACCAGTTTTAACTACAGTAGGTATAATGTTCCACCACATATTAATGACAACTCCTCATTAGTTCTGACAACTCTTCGCATCTGCTTGGTGTTTGTCTATACCATGCTGAGTTTAACATTTCCGCAGCTGCTCTACTATAATCATTATTCTTTAAAGCATCAAACATTTTCTTAAACTTAGAAACACCAGTCTTTCCTAGTTGAAATACCATTTCAATTATTACTTCTTTAGCTACAAGAGCTATCTCATATCCTTTTAATAACTCTTCAGCACCTTGCACAGCTTTATTAAAATCCTTTTCAAACAATGCTTCTAATATATCTTTGTCATAGATAACTCCTTCAACAAAATCATCTTCTTCTGTAAGCAAATGACCATAGCCAATGGTAGCTTTACCAAGTGAATCTAAATAAACTTTGGCTAAAAAACCCTCATGTTTTTTTATTCTACTTTTTAAATCTTCGTACATATTTACCTTTCAGTTATTTAACTATTATCTTACCATCTTCATAAACATATACAATTCTAACATTCATATTCTTTTGTATTTTGGATGGAGTTCTATTTATACGATCATTATTCTTATGACCATATTTAGTATTTGATTTTCTATATGACACAGTCTTAACGTCATAGTTGCAATACTCTTTTGTCTTAATGTTGTATGTACAAATATCTACTGGACCCACACCACCTAGTGCTGTGAATACAATAAGGTTTGGATCTCTAGCAAAGTATGCTTGAGCTAATGCTTCGGATACTAATCCTTTGTCTGCCTTTCGCAATTTACGCCTTTGTTGTTTTAGTTTTTGAATTGAAAGAAACCTATGATTGAACCTGCTATGCTACCAATGATTACAAGAAATGCTATGACACCTTTACCCATGCTCACATCAGTTCTTAAATCTTTAACTTCAGCTGTAAGATCATCTAATCTCTTAATGATTGTATCCATTCTTTCTTTGGAATACTTCTCATAAGAAGATAGTCTTATGGCTGTAGCAGATATAGCTGTTTTCTTTCTCTTCATACACCACCTATAGTGGTTGTGGATAAAAAGTCAATTAAAGATTGTAATTATATGGATTGTTCTGGTGTTTCCATGCAATCAAAATGAAAGGATGGTTTGACTTTCTCAAACTGATCTAATGGGAATAGTTTATTTTGTTCTGCTATAAACTCATAGCCAGCTATGGTGCATTCCCTAAAGCTATCAAACTTCTTACCTGTACTCATTACGTCTAGGCAGTTGCCATTAACCATTGAGCAAATGGTAAAGATTAATAAAAATTTCATTATGATTAGTTATATGAATATGTGGATAAGTAAAGGTGGCATTGCTGCCACCAATACTGTAAGGATTATTTAATCTTTATTTTCATCCTCATCTTCATCTAGATCAAAGTCTTCATCTTCATCTAGATCATCCTCGTATGCTACATGAGCATCATCTGGATTTATCTTTAGCTCAAGATCATCTAAGAGATCTTTAATCTCATAGATAATATCTTCAGC